CGCCGCCAGGACCCACGCAATGGTCCGACGCATAGTAGATCTGCCGAGAGGGCACCTTGCCCCCCATGTCGAGGTGATGGGTTACACCGTCGCACTTGGCAACGGGCTCCTCCTCCATCCCTGACAGGGGTAAAAGGCACCCCTACTCGGCCTCGAACGTGATGCGAGGGGCATGGCCCTTCCACCACGCCCAAACCCGGTCGATCAGTCCAGTTACAGGCTTCATCAAGTCAACCTGTGCCCGGACCTCGGGTTCTGCGAACAGCATCTCACCCTCCACATCAGCGTCGCGAGGCACGAATGCCAAGCATGTGGCCTTAGCGGCCACATCAGCATAGTCGCTGGATCTGAGTAGGGGGTAGGTGCCTTTGTTTTCCAGGAGGCGGGATATCTGCCTGTAGACGACGGCGCGATTGGCCTCGGTGCGTTTAGGCAGCGGGTGCTTCGCCCGGTACTCATCCCTCACGGCCAAGACCGTGGGGGCGAGGCGGGCATTCGCCTCACGGCGTTTGTCGCTGCCAAGCCCACCAGTGCCGATGACACCACCGTTGCCAGCGCCAGGCTCAGCGCTAGCACGGGCGCCCACCAATGCCCTCCGTAGGCGAGCGCCGCGAATCCCGCGAAGCAAACGGCCAGGCAGGCTGACGCTTGCGACGGAGATCCCAGCAGGATCCACCCAAGGTGTGCTTGGTGAAGGGCGCTCGCTGATATCGAACCAGTCCTCAATGATGTCCACACCTCCAGGAGTGATGGGAGGGGGGCATACATTCTCGTCCGAACAAGACGCCAGGAATTCCTCAACTCTGTCCACGATTGGATCCCTTGGTAGAGGGCCAACGGGTGTCTGGCTGGGGGAATCGACGACTGTTTTAACCTTGATGGTCTTGCAGTTCGCCTTGAAGCCAGGCGCGTCATAGTAGAATGTTGTCATTGTGGTGTTGGTAAGATGGTCTGCCCGTCACGTGGGCTGAACCAGTAGAGACGGGCGTTAGCCGTTCCTCCACACTGGGGTGGTCCAAGATTGGCCCACCCCATCCCGATGAGTTCTGGGTTCCGCACGACACGCGGCTTCGGGTTGGCCTCTCCAATAGGCTCCCGCAAATCCAGTGACCC